TTAAAACTACTGTTGGTATTGGTTTCTTCAGTTGTAAATGGATTAAGAATAATGGACAAGTTGCCAAGATTAAACGAGGTATACTTGGTCAATATGCTTGGCGATTTACTCACGACCCAATAGCCAATAGAGATAACTTTCAAGAACACGAGGATTATGTTCTTGCTTTTCGTGTTGGTTCTGGATTACTTCCAGAACACGCAAGATGGGCAAGTATAAATCCTAATACTGTGTTTGATATTAATAGGATTGCTGTATGACTAAAGATATAGTGCCGATTAAATCAGTTAATGATGTAGATATTTCACCTCTCTTAAGAGAGGTGATTGAATACACCAAAGACCAAAACGCAGTTGGCGATTTGGAATCAATAATCAGTAAAGTTCCACAAAAGGATAGTTTGGATTGGAAGCTGATTAGTGGTGTATTATGTAATGCAATAATCGAATGGGTTGCAAAAGACACAAATAACAGAAAGGATTTAATAATTCACTTGCAATCCGAAGTTGGTTATTTACTTAAAAGACTTGGTTTGACTATGTAATACTATCCTGCATAAGTCGATAAAAGGGCGATAATCTTCCGATAGTCGCCCTTTTTTTACGCCTAAAATTCCTGAAGGAACTGGCATCCTGCTGCCCGGGCGGCAAATCACGAGGACTATTATACGAATTAGGTGGAAACTTGGAGTTTGGGAGTTTGGAACGCTCCGGGCGCGCGATCCCGGCAACTAATTTATATTAATTGGAATTAGGGCTGATTGGGAGTTTGAAAGGAGTTTGGGGCAAGAGCCGAATAACTCCGTTTATCTTGCCCCGTTGTCTGCAACATTTGACTACGCCGTAGTATGTTAGACAATTCTTTTGCTCTTTAATAGTGGTCGGCGTTGACCGATTGCTTCACTATCGAGGGAGGATACTATGTATCGCCTCTAGGTCAGTTTCCTAACTGTTCCGCAAAATGAGAAACAGAGTGATTTGCTTCGCAGATTTCCGTCAAAGGAACAAGTTCACAAATCAGAATCTTAGTGCTTCTTTTACTCTATTTCTAATAACAATATAACACGAATCCAAATTCAAGGCAACAGCCAATTCAACAATCTTGTGGATAACTTTTGACCATAACTCATCTCCACTCCACTCCCGGGCACCCGGTGTTTCCCAGCTCAGGACCATTACAATATTAGCGGATTTAGGGAGTTTCTCGGAGTTTAGGAGTTTGCATCATCCCAGGAGCTGCAGGAGGATCCAGATGACTGCAGCACCAGCTGCAAGCTTCAGTGTTCCCAGTATTAAAATACCCAGTAAATGTACCATTTTTCATTCTCTTTCTACTATCTCATCTCTAATATAATGCTTCACCAGGCGTCTGTCAAGACCCCGGGCAAAATAAATATCGCAGACTTCTGCCATTCTTCCGTGAAGCCACTCACCCGGGCGCGCCCGGTGCTACAAACTATATTACCAAATTCCCCCAAAAATGGTTAGGCATTTCCTAGGGAGTTTGGGAGTTTCCGTCAGGCGCGCAGCGCGCGCCCCGGGAAACTGAACTTATCCACAGGTTATCCACAACAATGGTTATAGACAACCTATGGGAGTTTCGGAGTTTTAGTGCTCTTGTGGTCTAAATATGTCTTTTATTTGCTGTCCAAATCCTTTCTCGAGTTCCTCGGCTTGTGATTCAGCTCGCTTTGCATTACGTGTCATCACGGGAACAACCCCATCATAATGATTCGCAATTCGTTTTAATGTATCGTTCATTTCTTCTTGATTTTCAGCAATCCTATTGAGTGCTTGTGCAATGGTGTCGTCTACTACCATAATATACTCTCTTTCTATTTATGTTCCTATTATAGCATAAAGTTATCCACAAAGCAAGAAATCATTTCAACTATTTTCCTGAACAGGACTGGCTGCGCCCGGTGCTCCTGGCGCATTGCCCAAATTCCCCCAAAAATGGTTAGACATTTCCTAGGGAGTTTGGGAGTTTCACGCTGCCAGTGACCCGGATCCCGGGAACCTGAAAGTTATCCCCAAGTTATCCACATGGTTATGCACAACTTGGGGAGTTTCGGAGTTTTAGTGCTCTTGTGGGGCGAACATATCTTTCAACCCTTGTGCAAATCCTTTCTCTTGCTCTTCAGCCATAGCTTCAGCTCGTTTTGCATTGCGTGTCATAACAGGAACAACCCCGTCATAATGATTCGCAATACGCTTTAATGTTTCGCCATTCTCTTCAATGGCATCGGCAATCCTAATGAGTGCCAAACTTATAGTTTCGTCTACTACCATAATATACCTTTCTACTTTCTAGAAACAGAGAACCTATGCCATGTGGCGAACCATGTGGTCTGATAAGACTCTCTATTTCTGTTCCTATTATAGCATAAAGTTATCCACAATGCAAGACATCATTTCAACTATTTTCCTGAAGCACTCACCTGCTGCCCGGGCCCCTGGTGAACGCTTCAGGCTCACCTCCATCACTAGATGTTATAGCTTTTCCGCGGAGTTTGGGAGTTTCCCAATGCATTTCATCCTGCAGCCAGGATCCCGGTCCTGTGCAGCTGGGGATAAGTTCAGAGAGGATTTGGCTGTTTTCCGGGAGTTTAGGAGTTTGGGAACGCGCAGCGCGCGCCGGGCGCTGGATAACCGTGCGCCACGGCCCAATATTGGGATTAGGGTTTTAGCCTGGAGTTTGGGAGTTTGCGAAAATCGAGGTCCTCGAGCCGTCCTGCGTACAACCCGGGCACTTGGTCCACGGTGCATTGGCCCAGTTCCATGGTTTGGGACCCATGAAACAGTTTAACGTGGCCCTTGGGGAGCCCCCCAACCAGGATATAAACAGGTGCACCGGCATTAGCATGGCGTAAATTCCATGCCTTTTGGAAGGGTGAAATGATACACTTATTATTACACTGTATTACTTTGAGCTCAACTGTGAAAAATCCTGTAACATTGTGAAATATTAAGCAATCAGGGAATCCAGGCGTAACATAACTTTCAAGGCGTGAAACAATGTACCCATCACCAGCCTTCAAACATTTTTTTAAACTTTTCCAAAGCCTGGTTTCCGGCTTTACGGTCATACTTCGTCTTGTCTCTCACCACTCTCGGTCGATACTTCGGTGATGTCCTTAAGTCCTTCGCTATCGGATTTCTTTTCTTCCTGAACTTCAAGAACCATTCCTGTTTTTTCTTTTTTGAATTTTCCATCCAATCCTAACTCTTTTAATTGTTTAAGAACGTCCTCACGGGACATGCTATCAATACTTCCGGTTCTAATTTCTTTACGGTCAATGTACAATCCTGCGGCCTGTCCACGCAAGCGCTCAGCATTAACAGCAGCACTATAAGACTTTTCTTGTAATGATCTCTCACGCAGCCTAGCCAATTCCTGGACGTGCTTTTGCAGTTTAACTTCATGTGTCTTCTCCAATTCAGCTCTTCGTTTAAGCACGGCATCCACCACCTTGGGGAACCTTTTACCATTTAGAAGTTCAGACGCTGTAATATTAGCGCGTTCCTCCTTATACCCAGCCTGCCTTGCGCATTCAGTCGGAGTCAACCGTCCTTCATTCTCCGCGTAGATTTTAACAAACACGCGTTGCTTATCAGTGAGTCCATCACTCCTAATTGGGTGCTTTATGGCTCCTCCACTCTGCCTTATTTTAGCCACAATGGTGGCACCACTAGTGGCACCTCTCAGCCTTTCATCTACCATCGAATTCCCCGCTCTATAGTTGAGTTTTTGCTCATTTGTTTCAAAATAAACAACAAAAGTTGCTTGCGTCGTCTAGAGTAGTGCCACCCTAGTGCCACCATATAAACCATTGATATATATAAGTTAATCAGGATTTGTGGCACCATGGCACCATATCCCGGTCTTTTTAAAAATAAAAAAAACATTTTAGCAAAATCTCCCTTAGTGGTGCCACATTATAGGATGAAAAGTGACCGATTTGCGCCATTCCGTTTTCCTATCCAGTGGCGCCTCACCAATTGGTGTATTAAAGCGTGGATATGCCCCTTGGACCGCGACCC